GTTGCTTCCTCTTCGGTTACAACTTCCTCTTCGGTCTCTTCTTCTTCTGCTACGATCTCTTGATCTTCATCTGCCTCAACTTCCTCAGCAGCAACTGCTTTGGCGTTGACGACATCCTTTACTTGAGCAAGAGTTGCTGCAGGATCCTTGAGTTTTGCTGAATCGTCATCGGGACGATAATTTTCGGGAGTAGGTCCGCCGAGATCTTCAACTGGAATGCCAGCTGAAGGCATTGGCTCAGCAGGAGCAGCCCCTTTGGTTACTACGTTTTCCATTTCTTGTAAATTGCTACCAACGGACATTTGATTTTCTGATTACTTGTTATAATCTATATTTATTTATAAATTAAAGATTTGAGAGGAAATCGTTGAATAAATTCAACTTATGCTCTTCAAGTCTTCTTTGATCAACAAGAGTATTAATCTTCTTGTAAGTTCTTTCAGCGAGTTGTTCGCGGAGGATTCCTCCTTCCCAAACCCACTCTTTTCCTTCCATAATTCCTGAAACAAAAGCATCAGGTGCAGAAGGATCGGCAACGATATCAGCAGCAGTTGCTAACATGAAATCTTCACCGACAATTTTATGACCCTCATTCGTCATGCGGAGTGAACCAACACCACGAGAAGAAACGCCAAGGGTAACTCCTTCACTAATCAGAGAAGAAGCGATTTTACCCATAGGGGTAGAAAGCAGTTGTGCTTTTCCTACAAAGTTGTTTCCTTCTCTGTGGAGGTCACAAATCTTGTGAGAAACTCTATCAAGATTTACAGTAGGTCCATCAGGGTGACCAAGTTCGCCAAGAGCACGCCCTTTCAGAACAAAACTCTCATTGTAACGGTTGACTTCTTTCTCCATGATTGACATGGGATACATTCTACCGTTACGGTTGACTTGCTCTGCTTGCAAGAAAATACCTTGGATATAGCACTTCTTGGAAGCACCCTTACCCTCAGTAATAAATTCTACCTTGTTAATTTCTTCTGTGATGAGTTTCATTTGTTTATGCGGTAAATCCTACTTTTGCTCCAAGAACTGCTGTATCTGCAGCAAATACACATTGTGTTGGGTTTTTTTCTAACAACTCAGTTGACCCTCTCAGCAAAGTAAAAGATCCAACAACATCTCCACTTTGTGTTTCCACTACAGTGACAAGATGATCACTAGCAGTTGCTGTGTTTGTTAAACGAACAACAGTTGCTTCGGAGAAACTAGTCGCAGCGCCAGTTGTTGTTGGTAATGCTGCTTCAGCACCCTTACATAAAATTCTAGGCATTATTCTTCCCCTTGTGGCTCTTCTGTTTTTGGTTGTTCTTCACTATCGAAAAAACTTGCTGCTACAATCGGTCTAGCAGCGTCAATTCTTTCAGCGGCTTTTGCATACAGAGACGCTTTGATGGCATCAGAAACTTCCGATGCTTTCGCACCTGTTGCAATCAGATCGATAACGTTATCCATAAAAAATCAATGTATTATATTTTATATTTATATCTCAGCCTTTTTGGTGTCCTTTTGCATCTGAGCATCTGTCGCTGCTGCTTGTGCTTCCATATCTGGTTCGACAGGAACTTGACCCATTCCCATCGGATCTTGACCCATTGCCATTGGGTCTTCACCACCAGGTAAAGGTTCTCCCGTAATTGGATCTACTGTTCCAGGAGCTGGGATAATACCTTTGTTAATTTCATCTTCAATTTGCTCATCAATCTCAATGATTTCTGAGTCAGTTTGACGCAATACTTTCTTTCTTACATATTCGGTAGAGTAATACTTGCCAATGTAAGGTTCGATAGTTGCAAGATTGCCGAGTCTGCTCTGAAGCATTTCAGATTCTTTCAACTCTGCAAACTGATTATCATAGAGGAAGTCATACTGAATATGGTCAGACATGATCTCCCAATCTTCGGGAGTAACAATGTTCTTGAGAATCAATTGCGTTCTCAGCATGTCGTTAAACATCTGAGAAAAACGCTTTCTCAAACGACCAACAAACTTGGCAAACTTAAGTTCGTCTCTCAGAATCTCAGAAGAACGACCAAGATTAAAACCACCATCGGCAGCAATTCTTGACTCAGGAACTCCAAGTGCTCTGTAGAGTTTCTTTTGGAAATACTCAATGTCAGCAAGTTCGCCAAGGTTTTGTCCACCAGGGAGTGTGGTGATTTCTGTTCCACGACCACCTTCTCTTCTGGGTAACCAGAAGTCTTCCATCATGGACATAAACTTACGATCATCACGGACTTCACCCGTGTTTGCATCGTAAACTAACTTGTTTCTGTAGCGAGACATAACTTCTTTGAGGTATTGCTCCGCTTTTACCTTGGGAAGATTGCCAACGTCAATGTAGAAAATTCTACGCTCAGGTGCTCTGGACAAACGATAGATTACCAGAGAGTCCTCAATCATTCTCAGTTGATTGAGTGCCTTGATTGCCTTATGCATATAAGACAATACTGTTCCTTTATTTCTATCAATGAGACCAGAACTGCAATAGACTACAGAATCTTTTGCAATTTTTATCGAATTTCTTCCTACTTTACCGCCAGCACCACTAAAGGTTCCGCTGGGATAATTTGATTTTGGAGTATAAACAAAATACTCTTCAATCTCTGGTTCCAGTTCTATTGAATCATTATTTCTAATTGGTGCTGGAAGAGCAAGATTCGTTCTAGGATCTTTTTTCTTTTCCTGACGAATATACTTCATCTTCATTGGGTCAATATATCTCAGGTCTTGGATACCTGCCTGAGGATTCTTGACATCGATGACCTTAAGGTAGTATACTCTACCATCCACATACCAGTTTCTAAAGATTTCGTGTGCTTTTCTATCGAAATCTAAAATCTCTTTGAGATATCTGAATTCTTCTCTGATTACTGCTTTAAGTTTATCACTAGCATTAAGATTTGACAATTCAATCTCAACAGGTGAATCATAAAGATCACTAACGATTGCTTCATTTACAACATCTTCAATAGCACCATCACACTCTGGGTGAAGTGCCATTTCACGATATCTTTTGATAAGATCGTGTTCGGTTCTATATACGCCTTCGATATCAACATAGGAACCATAAAAACCACTCGCAATATAATTGTCAACCCCGTCCTCATTGGTTTGAGGAACGGGGGACATTACTGAGGGTGGTTTTTGGTTACTGTCAATAGAAAAACCAAAAAGTCTTGCCATTGTATAATAAATTTACTGGTTATTGACTATTTAGTTGATGTCTTCGCCGCCTGCATTTGCGCCGCTACCCTTGACTGCTTCCCACCACTGAACTTGAAGTTCAACAGTGAATTCTTGAATGCCTTGGGCGTCGTATGAAAGTTCGATAGGAGCAACCTGAGTTGGGAAAACATCATAGAAATGATACTTTCTCAGAGTGTCTCCACTACGATCTAACTGATAGACATAAGCGTCTGCTTGATACAGTGCTGGATCAGTTGCACCAGTGTTATCAGAAACACGGTTGATTGTATTCATCCACTTTTCGAAAGCAGAGCGAATAGCAAAGTCGGTGTCGTTGATAACGGTGATTGACCAGGTATCGAATGTTCTGTCGCCAGCAATCTTCAGGACTCTTCCTCTGAAGGGAACTTCGATTGGAGCAACGTTTGATGCGGGAAGATTTGCTGCCTTAACAAGGAAGCGTGCCTTGTTAAGGATATCATTTGCATCGGCAACTCCAACCAGAGCGGGGAACGAAAGTTCCACCTCAAACAGATTGGAGCGTGCGCCGCCACCAGCAAGCTTACTCTTGAAGTCAGTAATCTTTCTTAGTGGGGGTGGATTAAGTTGATTTCTTGTTGCCATTGTTTTTTACCTCTAAGTTTGATTAATAATTTAATTAAACGTTACCGATTACTTCTTCAAAAGAAACACCAGTTCTGGTAGCAACGAATGTCAAACCGATGAAGTTGATCGATCTGTTTGGTTTGACGAATACGTCAGCGACAAACTCATTGTTGTCGATGACTGCAGCGGTGTTATTTGTTTCGTCACAAATGACGACGTAATCAAAGATTCCTCTCTTAGATTGAACATCGCGGAGGAATGGTTCGATGATGTTTACGAAGTTTGTTCTCGTAATCTCATCATTGAATTCGAAGAGTTGATCTCTTGCTGCAGCGGCGATTGCCTTCTCCAAGTAGAGGAAGAGGCGGCGAACATTGATTCTATCGAATGCGGATGCTTTGCCGAAACCAGTCTTATCTCCAAAGAGAATAATGCCATCACCAGGCGAGAAGATAACAGGGTTGATTCTGTTGGAATACAACTTGTCTCTTTGAACCTTGCTTGGGTTGTATGCAAGTTTGACTGCATTCAGGATAGCGCCTCTAGCAGTTCCTGCTGGTGAGAACCAGGGGAAGTTGTTGAGGTCGTTTCTTGCGCAAGTTCCTGCAACGTCACCATTAAGTGGGACATAGCGGAATGTATCTGCAAATCTGTCATACATGTATTTGTAACCACTGTCAAAGACTGCATAAGTCGATGAAGTGATTGGTGCATAGAAACTGACAAGATTGTCTGTGATGTCTGCATCGGAGTTAACCGTTACAGATCCTGCAGTTCCATCATTGAGGAATGCTAATCTGTATGGTGAGATGAATGCAAGAGCATCTTGTCTTGCTTCAGCAACTGCAATCAATTTATTTGCAAGTGCTTGAGCAGTTTCTTTGTCATAATTTGCAGAACCCATCAACAGGAAGTCGATGTCATAGTTGTCTGTATTTTCATACAGATCATATCCAGAAGCAATCTTTGCAAGAGTTGAGGTCAAAGATCCACTTGCGGTGAGATCGGTTCCACCGTCATAGTTCTTACCACCACTCATTGAGAGTGTGCTTGCTCCATTAACAGCAAACAGAATACCACTTGCATTTTGATCCCATCCGGTATCAGTAGCAAGAGTGAATGTTGATCCAGTGCTGTGGTCTGCTGCTACAGTTCCACTTGGCTCACTGCCACCAAAGACATATGCCGAATTGTTTGCAAGATACTTTCTCCAGTATGCTGTGCTTCCGAGTGAATACTCAGCATCTTTTGCCTTGGAAAGTGACAGGTGCTTTTCTAAAACAGTTCCTGCATTTCCAGTGAGTGATCCATCATCATCAAAGACTGCAACGTGAAGTTCGTCGAATCTTGATTCTCTGCCTGCAGCGTATGAAGAAGTTCCAGGTCTGTCAGCGAGTGTATTCCAGTAAACTGTAGATCCAGAAAGCGAGATGGTTTGTTGATCATACCAATCCGCCTGTGCAGTAACCGCAGTTGTTGCATAAGATACAGACTGACCAGCAGTGTGAATAGCAACGGTTCCGCTTCCAGCGAAAGCGTAAACACCGCCTGGTTGATAGTCTACGTTTGTTTCTGTTCCAGCAGCTGAAACGTGAGAAACAACTTTTACATATGCATTGGTTCCATCAACTTCGGTGACGACACCCTTCAGGTGACCATCAAGAGATGAAGTTGATCCTGCTCCAGGAAGAACAGTAGAAATTGCCTGGGTTACACCCATTCCAACTGCAATGCTGTTTGCTGCCTGCAGAGTGATGATCTGGTCTGCTTTGGCATCAATGATTGCAACTTTCATGCCATTTGCCCAAGACCCTGGGTTTCTGGCAACTACTACTGCGTTAGCGATGGTATTCTCATCGTAACCCAGTTGGTTGTAATGTGTTAAACTCTTGATTTTGATTTCAGTGCTTCCTGCACTGACTGCGTTTTTGAGATTGTCGTCGTCTGCTCTGACAACTCTCATGTTGCCGCCATATGCCAAGTATGATGAGGCAACTAACCAGTTTTCGTAATGCTTGTCAGCAGAGTAGGGTTCTCCAAAAGTCTTGAGTAAGTCTGCCTCATTTGTAACTAAAACGGGCTCATCTACAGGTCCTTTTGCAAATGGGGCAACCAAACCACCAACAGCGCCGTTAGTAGTATCGACTCTACCAACGGTGAGGTCAACCTCTCTTACTACAATTCCAGGAGATGCTAAATTTAGCGGCATCTTCTATTCTCCTTAGTCCAGAATATTTCTAAAATTATTTATTAAAAGGGGTATTTTAAACGGGGAAACTATGCGTGAACAGT